GGCTCATGCAGGTGAACTCGGCCGCGTCCAGTCCATGCTCGATCACCTTGAGAGGAGGGCCGTCTCCATACGTCGCGTAGGTGCGAGCCCACTCCTCGGTGAAGCAGTAGATCGCGGAGGCCTGCTTGTTCATGGTGTCCACCAGTGGCTGGGCGATGCCCGTGTACACCTGGTCCACATACAGCCACAGCTTGAAGGACGCGGTTGCCTTCTCGTACTTCATGGCCTCGATAAACTTGCAGATGATGAGCGGGTCATTGTAGATCATCACCACATCCGGGCGGACCATCTCCAGATACTCGTTGATCTTGTTGAACCCGAATCCCTCCTCCCTCGGGTCCTCATTGGCGGCGGCATCGTAGCCCGTCACATTGTCGGGAAGCTTACGGACGTTCCTGCGGTCAGGGTGGCGCTGGAACCCAAAGTGGAACGTCTTGACCTTCGGGGAAATAGACGACGCCTGCCGAAGAAGATTGTGGGCCACCTTGGAGTACCCAGTGGTCTGGTCGACGTGTGTGCTGACGAGAACGAAGCGCATTACGTAATTCTCTCGGCTCTGTATAAATAGGATGCAGGTCAACTCTGCCCAGGATTACCTGACCCAAGTCAAGCGCAGCGCCATTGCACGGACCTATACGACTGACCCTCCTGCAGGAAAGAACAAGATTGCGTCCACGTACTTGAGTCTTCAGGCGAATGCCGCAACGCGCTACCAGCTGACGGTTGCAGCTGCGTGCCGTGGAAACCAGACATGTTCTGGACTGGGCAAGACGATGACATCGCAGTGCTGCACGCAGAGTGGCGCGGTTCTCTATTAAACAATGATGTTCCTTAACTACAAATGCCTGGTGCACTCCTCCAGCTGGTGGGCGTGGGAGCCCAGAACGAGTTGGTCAACGGCAATCCGTCCATGACCAACTTCCGCAACACCTACAAACGCCACACGAACTTTGCCATGGAGCATATCCGTGTGGACTTTGGGTCTGCCAATCTCAACTTTGACTTCAACCAGACCCGCAAGTTGTCGGCGCGCATCGATCGGTATGCCCAGCTGCTGAACGACACCTATCTGGTCATCACTCTTCCCGACATTTGGTCTCCCCTGGTTCCCGTGACGACCCCGCCCACGGGCTACGATCCCAGGTGTTCTGCGGTTGGATACGAGTTCGAGTGGATTCGCAACATTGGCTACAATCTCATCGACAATATCGAACTCACCATGAACGGGCAGCTGATTCAGAGAATGTCTGGCGAGTGGATGAAGCTGTATTCCTACCTGACCTTTGACGAAACGAAGCGCGCAACGATCGACAGAATGACGGGCAACGTTCGCGAGATCTACGATCCGTCCCATGCCTACGACCGTCAAGGCCAGTATCCCCACGCAGTCTCGTATGCAACGCCTGCGCTTGATGTCTCGGGGAACACCATCTTTCCGGGCAGCGTGATTCCAGAGCCGTCGATTCGGTCGCGGCAGTTGATCATTCCCCTCCACTTTTGGTTCTGCGAGAGCGTAGGGTCATGTCTTCCGTTGGTGTCCATGCAGAACACGGAGGTCTACATCAATGTCAGCCTGCGCCCCTTGAAGTACCTATATACGGTGGTGGATGTGACGTCCAGTTCGCCGACCTACGGCCAGCGTGTGCGCCCCGATCTGTTTCCGATGAACCTGTTCCTGACTCCGTCGCTGCCGAATGGCGCCGCGACAAGCCCGGGCGTGTCGACCTTTTTCCCTGGACCCTACCTGGAGTGCAACTTCTTCTACCTCACGGAGATGGAGATGAACCAGTTCGCCACGGCAGACCAGAGCTACATGTTCAAGGAGGTCAGTTATGTGAGTGCCGAGGGGCAGTATGGGCCGAACACAGACCTGCTCCTGCCCATGCGGAACTTGGTGTCGCGAGTCACGTGGGTCGTGTCGCGGTCCGACAGCATCACGAACAACATGTGGGACAATTACACGAACTGGCCGAACCCCGACCGCGCCCCGTGGAGTGTGAACACGACGGATATAGCCACGAGCTTGTATGCGTCGGGTCAGAACCAGGTCACCTCGGTGTTTCCTCGAGACAGCGTGGTCGACGGAGTGATTCTGTTTGACGGCAATGATCGCCTCCAAGTGAAGCCAGGTGAGTATTACTCGCTTCTCCAGGAATACCGCTTTGCGTCGGGAACAGCCCCGCTTCTGCTGCCGGGCGTGTACATGTATTCCTTTGCGCTCAACAACAATGAGTATCAGCCATCGGGCGCGGCGAATGGCAGCACGATCAACAAGGCAGTCCTGCGTCTTACCCTTCAGCAGCCTCTCCCTGCTCCCAATCAACCATCGGCTCCGACGACAGCCACGGTGTGTATCCTCAAGTCCACGGCGTTCAGTGCGAATCCTCTCGTTATCCCCGCAGGACAGATTGCATTGTACACGTCCGACCAGATCTTGTCTGTGGTTCAGAACATCAGCACGAGTGGAAACGCCACCGTGGTGTTTCAGTACACCTACACGGTTGGCGCGTATGTGGAATCCTACAATTACTTGCGCGTCGTGAGTGGTCTTGCCAATCTTGTGTTTGCTTCTTAACAATATGAGTAACCCTCCGCCGCCCGTCAAGGTCAATCCGTATCAAGTGCGGACGGCCCCCGAGGAGGATGCGCCAGTGACCGCTCGGTCCTTCACGGTTCCCACAATTCCCACTGCGCCGTCGTACACCTTTCCAAGTCCTCCTGATCCTGGGCTTCGGATTGTGGCCGCCAAGTTCACATACGGCAAGCAGACATTCAACATCATCAAGTATCTCAATGCCAATCGCTACGCGGGGTACGTGGAGTATCCAGTGAGGAAACTAGCGAAGGATCTCCGCGATGATGGTTTGCTGACCGAGCCCGACGACCCAATAGCCATCCAAGTGAGTCCGCCTGTCGCGGCGGTCCAGTGGATTGATCCTGATGGATACAACACGCGAGAGTTTGGAATGGACCAGATCATTATTCTCGGCAAACTGTCTGCGTGGGGGCTCTTGATGAAGAAGCCCAGTGAACTCAGTTGGAAGGCGGCTCTGGCTGCAGGCACTCTCCAGTTCTGGCTGACGGTTGCTGTGTTTTGGGTCTTGATGATCGTGTGGGCGTATCAGATATGGGACCACATTCTGAAGTCTGGTCTCACTCTAGGAAATGTAACCGAGGCCAAGTACGGCAGATACGGAATGATCTTTGCAACGGCGGCGGGAATGGTCGGCCAATTTGGACCGACCCGATTTATCATGGCGGCCCTTGCAGCCTTGGCTCCCGTGTGGTCCTTTGCCATTCAGTTCACCTTCTGGTACTTTGTCGAGAGCCAGCTGCCAGAGGGAGGCAGGATGGTAGACAATGCACAGGCACCTGGAACGGGCTTGGGATCCATCAATTTCTCCGAAGGATTGTCTGCAGCGAAAGGTTATTTCTTCGGGCCTAAAACATAATGATCGACGGCATCTGGTTTGTCGCGGGCGTGACCTTTGGATTGCTGCTGTCCAGGATCGTGATTCCTCCCAAGCGCACCGTGTCCAAGGTTCCCGACCCCTCCGACGGTCAGCTGGTGTATCACACGGACACGGGGTGCGTCCACGTGGAGGCCACGGAAGTGCCATGCACCTCCGAGACAGACTCGTTCAATCTTTTGGCGTCGCTTAAGAAGTAATGGTGCTGAATATCACGAGCGCACTCGAACGCGCCCGACCCTTCTTTTCGTTCATCATTGGGTTGGGGCTGGCGGCGCTCCTGTTCCACCGCGACTTCACGACGCAGCACACCTTGGCGTTGCCACTGGAGGACATCCGAACCAAGACGAATCGAGTGAATGGAAAGTGCTATCGCTACCGCGTGGAAGATGCGACATGCGAAAAGATGCCTTGAGTATAAACAATGGACAGCGATTCCACTTCTTTGGATGCATTGCTTCCGTCTCCGCAGGGCAACCAGTCGGCACCGCCTCTGATCCCGATGCCCTCGACCGAGCAGACGACGCAGGGCTCGATGATCCCGTCCTTCAAGCCCACTCTGCCTGCCATGGGATTCATGTTCCGCAACCTGAAGCTGTATTTCTGCTTCTTTGTGGCGGCGGCTGTGATTTCCCTGTCGACGCCGCGCAATATGCTTCTGCAGTATCTGCCGTCCATGTACACCAGCGGTGGCGTGGTGTCGTGGCAGGGTGCGGGCGTTCTAGGCGCGGCGGCGGTGGTGATTGCCCACTTGCTCTCCGTGTTTCTCGGTAGTTTGGGGATTTAAGACACGCAACCATTCATAAGGAATGAGCGACACTCCCGCGTGGGTGTATCCCAACATTTGCTTGGGTGCGGGGGCATCGCTGACCCCGTTTTTCGTGAATACGCATCGGGTGACACACGTCATCAATTGCGCCTTCTCCGAGGATTCGCCTGGCTGGTTCCGCCAGCGCTATCCGAGCCGCTACGCTCAACTGGACGCCCACGATTCTCCCCAGGTCAAGATTCTGGACTGGTATCCCCAGTTCGAAGCAGGTCTGCGGTCGTTTCTCCGTGCCCCCAATGCCATTGTGTTTGTCCACTGCCAGGCGGGGATCAACCGATCGGCGTTTCTGCTGCTGTACTACATGTGTAAGAACTTTGGGCTTGACTTTCCTATGCTCTTGGCTGCCGTTCGCAAGCAGAGGCCTCAGATTTGTTCAAACCCTGCCTTTATGAAGGAAGTGATGGAGGCGTTGAAGGCCCCGAAGGCATCTACATAGACAACCACAATAGACACCATGGATGTATTCAAGGTGAGACGGATACGGGAAACGGGATCGGCGTCCATCGGGACGCTCGATTCGGTTCACCAGGATATTGTCCAGGGACTGCGGGAAACCCAGTCCAAGGTGGATGCAGAGGCGGAGCTGGCCCAGTTGAAGGAGCGGATTCAGGCAGTGCGTGCATCCAATGAGATTGGCGATGTCATCCAGTGCTCGCAGTGGGAGGCGCGCGTGAAGGAGTTGGAGCAGGAGGCCGTGCAATCGGATCCGGTGCAGGAGTATTACCTGAAGAACATGGACATTCTTATGGGCTACTACAATCGTGAATCGGGAGGCACCTCGGCCACGACGGTTGCGCCCAAGGATGCCAACACCTTCCTGAAGTACTTTGCGACCGCTGCGTCCACGGACACGGGCATCACGCGCAAACAAATGTTCGACGAGTATGTTGCCCGCATGAAGTTGGGTGCAGTCCCCGAAGCCACGCAGCAGCAGACAGAACATTGTGCGCAGTGCAATGTGGCCCGCGAAGAAATCAGCTCCGAGGGCATTCTGGTGTGCCCGAAGTGCGGGTCCGAAGAATACTCGCTCGTGGTGTCGGACTTCCAGTCGTTCCGTGACCCGCCCAAGGAGCGGAACAATTACGCGTACAAGAAGATTAACCACCTCAATGAGATTCTCAACCAGTTCCAAGCCAAGGAGTCCACCATGATTCCCGAG